ATTCATAGAGGGCAACGATCCAGAGACAGGCAAAAAACTGTCTAATGCTGATAAATACGCTTATCTGAGAATGAACCCCGCAGATAACATGGGAAACCTCCCCGAAGATTACATAGATATGTTAGAACATTTACCAGAAGATAAGAAACGCCGTTTTCTATTAGGTGAATATGGTGATTCTGTAGGTGCTATCTTTAAGAACTGGGATATAATAGACGAAATTCCAGAAGAAGTTAAACGACATTCAAGAAGATCTCCCGGTCTAGACTTTGGATTCTCAGTAGATCCAGCAGCATTATTAGATATATATATAAACGGTGACGACGTATATATCCATGAATTGCTATATGAGCGAGAACTAACAAATCAACAGATTGCAAGAAAAATGAAGATCTTTAAAATAGATAAAGAGCTAACACAAGCAGATTCAGCAGAACCAAAGAGTATCCATGAGTTAAAAATGGCAGGGGTTAGGTGTATTGGTGTCCAGAAAGGAGCTGATAGCATAAGAGCTGGTATAGACTGGCTTTTAGGTAGGAGAATCCATGTTACAAGACAAAGCGTAAACACAATTATTGAATTACAAGAATATGTGTGGAGCCAAGATAAAGACGGCAATTTCGAGCCAAAACCGATTGACGATTACAATCACGCTATGGATGCGCTACGCTATGGAGTAGATCCGATCCGTAGAAAATCATCCCCTGTTATTAGTGCTAATATAAAGAGATAGGCGAAATAACCCACTATACAAGGTAAATAATACCAAATTGAATGACAATGTCTAAAAATCATGATAGAATTACTGTCATGAGGTAGTAATGCAGACAACACAAGACATTTTAAGAGCAATGTTAAACAATTCTGATGGGTTAACATCCAAGATGTTGGCTACCCTCATACGAGAGCATAGAGCAGATGAAGGATCTAAACGCCAAAAGCTCTGGAATAGATACACACTTACCGATGTCCCTATACATAATCATAAAGTCTCAAATTACGTAAAAGTCAATGAAAAACTAGCTCATGATTTTTATGCTGATGTAGTTGACACTAAAACGGGATATATGGGAAATGAGGTTACAACTACATTAAACCGTGACGAATACAAGACAAATAACGTATTAAATGAACCAGCATATCAGAAAGACAGAAAACATTTATCTGAATTCCAGATTGAAACATCAAGCGAAGACATGAATAGTGAGATGGTGGGACTTGCAGGAGCTACCGGGCTAGGATATCGATTATTGTATGTTCCAAAGGGGCGGAATGATGTAAAAGCAATGAATCTTTATCCTTGGGAAGTTATATTTGTTTATGATGATAGTCTTGATGAGGCTGTAGGGGCTATTCGGTATTATATAGTTCAATCAACCGAATACACAAACGATGGGAACTCACTCAAAGAAATAACAGTAGTTGAATGGTATGATAAACAAACAGTAACATATTATATTGATAACGGTGATTTGAACTTTAGACTTGACAACTCAAAGGGCGAACAGTCAATAGATGAAGATGGAAACGAGATATTGACAGGTGGACAACCTCATTTATTTTCAGGTGTGCCTATTATCCCATTTCCAAACAATGGGTTGATGACCGGAGAGCCAGAAAAGGTGTTGAGTCTTATTGATGCATTTGACTTGATAATGTCTGCCACCACATCTGAGATAGAACAATTTAGACTTGCTTATATGTACGCTAAAGGATCTGGTTTATTTGTAGACAATGAATTTATGAAAGAATTGGAGCAGACGGGCGTTTTCCCATTACCTGAAGGTGGTGAAATAGGGTTTGTAAATAAAGAGCTTGCTATTGAAGGCGTCAAAACTATCCTTGATGAGATCCGAAAAAACATATACCAGTTCTCAAAATCAATTGATATGAGTAAAGATTATGGTGGAGATATGCGTGTTATAGGGTGGCAAGTTTCATTGTTAAATCTAGAAAATAGCTGTAAGATAACCGAACGTAAATTTAAAAGAGCACTCAGAGAGCAATACAAATTATTATCAGAATACTGGAGAACATTCAAAGGTGTCGATATAGACCCATCAGCAATAAACTATACATTTACCCGTAATTTCCCTAAAGATATCCATGCAGAAGCTGAAACATTAAACCTATTATTAACAGCAGTTAGCAAAGAAACTGCATATAGTCAAATGTCTTTTATTGATGATCCCGAATCAGAGATAACCAAAATGGACGAAGAAACCGATCCTTTCAGAGATGCAGATAAAACCGGACTACTTGGAGAATTAGGAGAAGCAACAGAAGGCGGTCAAGGCGGTGAGGAAATACAAAAGAAAGCATTAAACGGTGCGCAAATCACTGCTATCAAAGATATAGTAAAAAGCGTGTCTATGGGAGAGCTTACAAAATCAGCAGCGATTGATTTAATACAGGTTGCATTCCCAGATATAGATAAGAATGTAATAGTAAAAATGATAAACTCAGCAGGGAGTATTAAAATAGATGCCAACTAGAGATTTAGCTACTAACAGTAAAAAATCTCTTGACAAAGCTGATAGGTTAATCAACTTCACCGAAAAAGAGCTAATAGCATCATATAAAACAGCACTGAAAGAAGTCAGAGAAAGGGTAGCTAGTCTATATGAGAAGTTCCAGGTAGCAGAACCGACTAAAGCGCAATTAACTCAGTTTATGAGACAATCAGGGATCCGGGACGAGATTGTAGATATTATGCGCCCTTATTATGTATCAAATAAAGCTCTTATAGAAGATATGAGCATGCAGGGGATTGACACTGGGTTTTTTAATAACGGGTGGTCAGTAGATCAGGCTACAGGTGTAAACCAATCATGGGGAATGATAGATGATTCAGCAGTAAGGGCAGCTGCCGGGATAGGTGGAGAAATAGGAGAATTATCAGGTGTAATGTCAAGCAAGGAAGCAGCAAAGCACGCTAAGATTATGACTAAAGCGTTTGCTAACTATAATAAAGATTCCCAGAAGTGGATTAGACAGGCAGTAAGACAAGGTGTTATTCAGGGTGAATCAGTACCGAAAGTGACAAAACGGATACAGGAAGCTTTAGGCATGAGCTACAATTCAGCCGAAAAGATAGCACGGACAGAAATCCTGAGAAGTACAAGCATTGGGAACCAAGTTGCATATAATCAGGCAAGAGATTCAGGAGTGCAAATAGAAGAAACATGGGACGCAACATTAGATGATAGAACAAGATCAGATCACGCAGCAGCAGACGGAACTCCTAAAGACAATATCACTGGTCTTTATTCTCTGTTCGGTACAGAGTTTTCAGCTCCTAGGATGTCGGGTATTGCAAAACAAGATATCAATTGCCGGTGTATCTCAATTGGAGAGATCGGAGGGTTAAGCCCTGAATTAATAGCAATAAGAGATGAAGGGATAGAACCTTATCAGGGGTTTGAAACATGGGCTACAAATAACGGTATTAACACTAATAGATTTGGTGAACAATATAATTTTAACGGGAGTTAATGAATGGCAGAAGAAATAGTTGATAATCAGGACGAAGGTACTGAAGATCAGGAAATACAAACTGTAACAATGGAACAGTTTGAAGAGTTAAATACACAACTTGCAGAATCAAGAAGGTTGTTTGATGATCTAAAGAAAACTCAATCTGGTTCAGACAAAACAGTAACAGAGTTACAGAAACAGTTGAAACAGAAGGAAGAAGACGGAAAAACAGAAGAACAAAAATTTGCTGATAGGGTTGCATCTATTGAGACTGAACTTGAAGCAACCAAAGCAGAAAAACAGGCAGCAGTATTAAAAGGGTTAGCGATTCAATTATTGAGCGAAAAAAAGGTAAAGGCTCCGAAATATCTAGACCGTTTAATCGGGAAGGATGCAGAAGAGACTGAAACTTTAATCATGGGATACATTGAAGAAAGATTAGCTCTTGAATTGAGTGTTGCGGATGAGTTCGCAAAAAACAACGGGCGAACGGTTCAGAGGAATAAAGGCAAGGGCGATTTTAAAACTATTGAAGAATATAGTGATGCAGAAATTGACGCTATGTCTAGCTCTGAATTTGAGAAGATACAAAAAAGATCAAAGAAATAGGAGTAAATTATGGCATTAGAAGGATTCAGACCTACGATATGGTCAAAGAATTTTATTACTAATATTGAAAAAGCATTAGTCTATAAAAATGTAGTTAATACAGATTATGAGGGTGATATAGCCGGTGGAGCTAGATCCGTAAAGATCAATGAACTTGGCGCAGTAAACATAAACGATTATACAGAAGATACAGATATTACAGTTCAGGTTTTGACAGATGCACAGAAAGAACTTGTGATTGACCAGAAAAAATACTTTGCATTTAACATTGACGATGTTCTTGCCGCACAGTCAAACGTAACATTGATGGAAAGAGCTATGCAGATGGCAGCTTTCAACATGGCTGATACTGTAGACCAGTATATCGCAGGATTATATTTAGGAGCAGGTATTTCTACAACAAATTTAGGAACAAATGGAACTGACCTTGATATTTATGCAGCAGGAGCTGGAACATATGATCATCCTCTTGGAGTTTTTACAAATGCGACCAGATACATGGATGAGGCTAATGTTCCTACTAATGGACGATGGGTAGTAATACCGCCATGGCTGCATCAGTATCTTAAACAGGCTCAGATTATTGATAATCTTTCCGGTGGGATTAAGGGTGGAGATACTACTGCTTATGGAAATGGGTATATCGGTAGTGTCCTTGGATTCCAATGTTATGCAAGCAACAATGTATCAAAAGGTGCTGCATGGATCAATTCCAGAGTTATGTTTGGGTCAAGAGATGCAATTAGTTTTGCTGGACAGATTACTAAGATTCAGACAGCAGAAGTAGAAAAACAGTTCGGAACTATGGTTAAAGGTTTGTATGTTTATGGTGCTAAAGTTGTAAGACCGGATCATCTATTGACAGCTTATCTTGCACCTGCCGGATTAAGTTCATAGATTAAATAATAAGGAGTAGATTATG